TTCTCGCTGAGGACATGGCAGACCCCACGCCCACAGCAGGTAATTTCTACTTCAATGCCGATGGCGAGCCGGTTCCGGTGCCGAATCCCCTGCCACCAGAATGGCAGTTTTATGACCGCATTGTGAACATCGCGTCCGCTTCGATCCTGGCGATCATGGCGGTTGCAGTCGTCATGTTAGGGTCTGGTGCAGCGGTGGTGATTAAGATTCGTGAGTTGGTGCCTGTCGAGGTTTTGACGACTTTGATGAACGTTGCAGGTACGGGAGTGAAATACACGCCTACGTCAACAGATGATAATCAGCTACGAGAGTTGGCGCGTCGTGTCGGCTATGAAGAAATCCCTTCCAATGATGGTGTGCTGCGGTTTCGTCCAGCGCCTTTACCAGACGAGCCGAGTGTGCCCCCCGATAAGCCCCCTATCCCTTAGTTCTATTTCTTGCGTTCTTGCGCCGTCGTGAGCGTCTGCTCCGTCGGCGTTTTCCCTTCTTCGCAAACTCCCCTATTGCATCATCCAGCGCAGTAACATAGCGTTCCTCAGCTTCATCAAAGAAGAAGTTAGCAGTCTCAACGGCTGTCTGCCAGCCTGTAATCTGGTGGAATCGCTGCTGCGTGCGTTTCGCCTCGTTAACGCCCCGGAAGCTGAGCGTGCCATAGACGAACTCAGCAGCGTGTGAAGGGTTCTTGATGGTGATAACCATTTCACCTTTGTCCATTGTGCCCCATACGTCCCAGGCGTTTGATAGCTCATGCGTGCTAACATACGGGAAGCGATTGGTCGTTCGCAGCAGCCACATGACGTATCGCCGCTGCTTGTCGCTTGTCCATTCCAGCGGGTAATCGGCTGGATAGGTGCGCGTGCGCGGTTCGGCTTTGAGCCGCGCCTCTAGCTCTGGCACCACATCATCTATAATGTCGTCGCCAATATCCTGCGCGATGTCATACATGGAGCCTGCATAGCCTTCAAGCTCTTCGATGGGTTCCAGGTGCGATACCGTCTTACCCCTAATCATGGGTTGTGCCCTCGCTATCAAAGGGCTGGATTTCGCCGTTGCGTATGCGAAGCGGGGTGCTGCCGCCTACTTTGGCTTCGCGTGTGAGGCAGGTGTCACAGGAGTCGTCCTTCGCACGTCGCCAATATACGTCATAATTGCCGTCGCCTGAGAGCTTGCGGATTTCCCAGCGGCAGCCGCAGTTGGTGCGGCAGATGGTGCGGTCAGCCGGGTAAAACGGCAGGATCGGCAGCCCGTAGGAGATGGTCATCGCCTTTTCAAACGTCTCGCTGGATGCCCCGCCGTATAGCTTGGCGCGTGCGGCAATCTGGTTTTCATTCAGGTCTTTGATGTCCATCGCCTGTAGCTGCCTGTACCAGTTCTCCAGGTACAGCATCTGGCGTGCGATCATCTCCTGAGTAATCGCCATTTGCTCACCTGACAGCTTACCCCAGCCGCCCACGCCGATGACCGTGCTGTTAACGTGCAGCGTATAGATTTCGGTCTTCATCCGCCTGTACCAGTCGTCCAGCTCCAGGCTACCATTTGCCAGCCGACGCGCCAGGTTACGCGACGTGGCGTTGTATTCGCTGCGGTAATCTTCCATACGCTGAGCGCGTTGCTTGTCGCGCAGTAAGGTAAAGTCGCTGGATCGGTTCGGCTTCTTTTGCTGCGTGTAGATGGGGTTATTCTCCAGGTCGTACTGCGACGGTCCCGGCGCGTCCAACGCCTGCCATAACCCCGAAAAGAAGCGACTGACAAGCTGCGTGGCTTTCTGCAACCAGCGGCGTTTTGCCTTTGTTGCGATCATGCGTCATCATCCTCGCTCTGGTCGATGATCTTGTCTACGTCATCTAATAGATCAAACCAGCCCAATTTTTCCCACTTTTCAAACAGGTGCGCCAGCACTTCGGGCGTAAGCTGCGCGTCCTGGTAGGCTTGCTTAATCGCCGCCTTGCTATGCCCCGGCATCTGAATCGCTATCTCAGCGACGGCAAATGCTGCGCGAATCGCCGCGTGGTCATCTGGCGCAAGCAGCGCAAGCTCTGCTTTGAGGTCGCGTTCTAATGTGGTTGGTATCGCCTTGCAGACAAACCCTTGCATCTTATTGGCGTTTTTTGTCACCGCACGCCGCCAGGCGCGTATCTCGCCCAGGACGTCGCTCGTTGTCACCGGTGCAGGTAGCAGCGGCGTATCCGGCTCCCCTACCGGCTGCGCTGTGTCAGGCATTGGTAGCGCAGCGGGTTCCTCTGGTATGACCATCATCCCCATGTCCGCCAGCGGGTCAGATACACCAGCACCAATCTCGCCTTTTGGGATAACCTGATAACCACTTGGGATAAAAAAGACCTCACCCGTTTCTTCGGGCAGATCGTCATACCCGCGCTTGGCGCGAAATTCGTTGAGCGTCATCGCACCCGCCTGGAAGTCGCTGCGGTACATGGTGGCGCGTTCGCCCGATTGCTCTTGCAGCGCGTCTATCTCTTGATAGTCCCACTGGAACTCATGCAGCCCGGACGGGTCAAGCCAGGGGAAGATTTTGTCATTGATAAACCGCGCCTTTTGGTCGCACTCGGGCTTGATCGTATTTTCGTAGAGGTACGCCCACAGCGCGTTCGCGGTGCCGCCTGCGCTGAGCGGGTCGCTGACACCGCCTGCCCCAACAAGTACCGGCGGGACGTTGAACGACGCGCAAATGTCCTTGCGCTGGTCTTCGGTGAGTGCTTGATCGCCGTCCGGCTTTTCGGGTCGATAGGTTTGATAATCCACTTCGGCAGGCAGGAAGATCGTAGAGTACGGGTCCTGCGCTTGCTCTTTGTACTCTTCGAGGAGCTGCTTGCGCTGTGCGTCGTCCATCTGCAACCCAGCGCCTTGCTTGAGCGATAATATACCGCCAGGTGTGCGGTCATTTAGGTAATATGCCCGGAGGTGGTTTTGGATAAATCGCGTCAGGTTAGTAGCAGTCATGGCACGGCTGGCGGGTGCAGACCCGCGCAGGTCGCTGATTGCGGAGCGGTATTTGTTCATAAAAATGCGATCCGGGTGCAATTGCATCGCCACGACATCGCCCGTATATGTGTAGTACAAAATCGCGCCGCCTTCGATGTAGGGCTCGATGTCCAACGGGTTGATCGTGCGAAGCCCGCCTGGGACCTGTGTGCCAGGAACTTGCAGCTTGTCAAAATATTGTTCGCCCTGAATGCACAGGAAGTATTGCCAGTCGTAAAAGAGGTTCTGGTCAAATCGCTCATAGGCATATTCCATGACATTGTGCCAGGGGTGCGCGTCTACCTCTTCGCCTGTGATTTTGTTGACGATTTTCCAGGGCATCCGCGCAACCGCCTTTGCACGCAGATCGGCGCAGCGATAGACATAGGTTGCGGTTTCGGCAGCAATCGCGCGTCCCGCATCATCGTCGCGCAGCTCTTTCACATTTTGCAGCAGTGCCCGGTGTGTCTCAAATGACGACATATCGTAAGCGATCCGGCTGTTAGCTTTGGTAGTCGTGCTAGATAGGTTCACTAGCGCGTGACCTGCTCTGCGAATGAGGTTCCTGAAAAATGTCATCGTCGTCCCTTTCGTAATACCGCGACACTTTGAACATCTGGTCTAATGTTCCCTACTACATCATACCGCAAAGCGTCAAGGTGGTGGTAACGGTTTTTGTCCTTGATAACCTCTGTCGGTTCGCCCATCGCATCCAGCTTGCGCCCATACGTCCCCAGTTCGTCCAGGAGTCCATGACAGGTATCAAAGACAAATAGCTGGTAATTGCGTATCTGGGCAACCACTTTATCGATACCGCTTTCGACATCGGCGAACGGCGGCTCAAAGACGTTGGTCACACCTGCGGCACGCCAATCATGCCGCTGCTGCTCCTCGCCCTTGTTGCCCACATGCCAGCGCGATACCGCTACGCCTTTGTCCTTTGCGTGTTGGAGTGCGCCTTGCGCGTGTTCGTGCGTGGCTTTGTCGCCGTTGATGGATTCGTCGAAGACGTACCAGACCTGGTTATCCGGGTCGAACGCACGCCAGATCATTGCGGTATTGACCGCGCCGGGGTCTATGCCGACGGTCACACGCCAATGCGCCGGGATTTTAAATGGTTTGACTTTGTGCCCGCCCTCTGCGCGGTATTTGTCGATGAAATCTTTGTAAATGAGTCCGGCAGGCTTTTCAAACTGCCCCATGTAAAACATGCGGAATTTCCAATCGGGCATGTCGCGCTTGGCAGATTGGAATTCCTCTTTGGAAAAAATCGGGTTGGCGGTACTGGCGAACTGGATAATGTCATAATCGGGATCGCCAGCTTTCCATTTTTCATACGGGATTTGCTTGAGCCACCCCAGGTTGTAAGGCGTGGTTGTGCCAAGCACGCGCCCTCGGTGCAGTGCCAGCCTGCGGCGCACCGCTTCCCACGCGCCTACGCCAAAGCCGTCTTGACCGCATTCATCCAGCCAGGCGGCTTTTGCTGTCGCTGATTCCAGACCGCCTTCGGCTGTCGCAGAGCGTAGAATGATGCGCCCCCACATTTCATCTTGTGAACGCCGCGCCCAGAACTTGCCTGTATCCGGGTCACGCAGCTCAATTACGTTATCGCCAGCCCATAAGCGCCCTATGCCCAGGATATGCTCATAAACCGTCAGCATCTCCGGGCGCATTTTGAGTTTGAATAGGTCAAATGTGGCAGTCGCTGCAATGTAATCGCCCCTGCCGTGTGTCATAATTTCGCGGTGCAGCCACCAGGGTCCAAACGAGGTTTTGCCGCCTTGTGTCCCGGCGATCATAAACACAAAGCGCTTTTTGCTATCCCAAGTGCGCGTTTGCCCCGGGTGCAGCTCTAGCTTGACGGTACTCCCCTCAACGCGATACAGCGACTTGGGGTTCGTTTCGGCGAGCATTAGTCATCATCGCCCATATAGGTTTTGATGACTTCAATCCGCTGGACGTACATGGGGTTGTCTTCTGAGCTACCCGGCTCCTGATTTAGCCCCAGGAGCTTGCTTTGTGCTTCCATCGTTTTCAGCACGCGGTCTACAACCGGCAGGTTGTCAGCTTTTGCGTTATCCCACAGGCGGTTAATCAGCACATCATACCGCCGTGATTGCACCTGTACCCAGTTGTCGGCAGTGTCGCGGTAGTGCTTGCGCCACTCTTTCATGATGGCTTTGACATCGCTTGACACGGTTCCCAGGGACACGCCCAGGCTCTTGGCTATTGATCGGTACGTATGCCCTGCCAGGAGGTTGGCAGCGACAACCATGCGGCGGTTTTCGATTTCAAATTCTTTTTGAATCTGCGCGTGCGTTTTTTTCTTTCTTGACGGCATGGTGTTCAGTCCTTATGTCGTTCATTGCTCCAAGTATAAATCCGCTAATTCGTCCAACACTTGCCAGCGGCGATTCTTATCCAATTCACCGCGCGATATCATCTTCTCAGCCACCTTGTTGAGCTTCGCTGCAATGGGCGCAGGGATCAGCCGTGACGCGATGACTGATTCAATGGGAACATCGCGGTTATCCAGCGGATCACCTTCGGGACCAAGGTACGCTTCGCGCAGGTCTTCAATGTGCCGGGTGAATGTCTCAAAGATCACCAGCATGGTTGTCGCGGTATTGCGAACGTTGTGCGCCGCGCCTGCGGCTTCCAGCCCATCCAGGATCGCGTCATAATCGCGCCAGCGTGCCGCCCATGTCTGGTTGCTGCCAGCGATGGCACTTTTAGCGATGTCGAGGGTTTCTTCAATTGCGTCCATCTCGTCAGGGAGGAATAGCAGCGAAATAGCTTGAAATGTAAGGTTGGCTTCGGACAGCGGCGCAATCGCGGCATCTTGCATCAGGTCGAGCTGCGCGTCATCCATCCCCGCGTAGAGTTTCATGCCTATGTCGTCGATGGAGTCATAGACGAGCTTGAGTATTGCCGGATCGTCTTCGCCAGAAATGGCATTGTGCGAGAGCTGCACCGCCCGGCGCTGGTCTGGTGTGAGATAACCCTGTGCCACCTGGAATTTGATCTCTGGCAGATCGGCGGCGACTGCGGCTTTGACGCGGTGATTGCCTGACAAGACCTCGTAAAGCGGCTCCCCTTCTTTATCATATAAGGGTTCCTGCGTATCATCATCGTGGACGTGCCAGCCGAACGGGATTTGCGATAGCGTCTGATCGCGGCGGATATTTTCGACCAGGCGTATGAACATCTCATGGCGCATGTAGCGTGCGTTGAGTTCTAGCAGCCGTATCTTGCGCGGGTCAATCGTAATAACTTGCTCTTTCATGTGTGTCTCTTTCCGTGTTTCTTTTTCCAGGTTTGCAAGCCCTCTGCCAGCGACCATTGCCCGGCAGCACCCACATAGTTAATCACGTAGTTGTGGGGGTCACCTTCGGCAGCTTCGCGGCGGGTGTAGACATCCATCACCCCGCGATACTTCATGCTAACGGGATTCTGCGAGAATGCGGTGGTGTACACGGCATTAACGCGGCGATTCGTCAACCGCTCTGCCAAAACGCGAGCTTCTTTGCTCAGGGCAGCGTACAGGCTCAGTTTGCTAAGTCGGGGGTAATCGGTTGGCTCTACCGCGAAATCGGTCATCATGTAAATGCCGCGCCCGTCGCCCAGGCTGGCGAGTCCCTGCGCGGCTGAAAAGGCAAAGACGCTAACCAGCTTATCGTCGATTAGCAGCGCATACGCCTCACTTGGCATAGCCGGGGCAATATGCGGATCGAGATATTTGCTGCGTAAGGCGTTGAACTGCGGCAACGACAGCACCGCGATTTTAGGCGTGTCGCCGATCACATCACCTGTGCTGAGGCGCGGTGTATGCACCGGTGCGGTTTTCTGACGCGGCGCGATAACGCGCTTGGGCGATTGCGACGAATACACATAAATCGGTACGCCCCTGGCGGTGGTTTGCGTCACACCAACCAGGTAATTATCATATTCGTTTACTTTGAATTTGACCCCAAACATCCAATGCTTGCGGTTGGTAACGCGCTCCAGGTACAGCATCATGCGGTCTTCGGTCATGTTGGCATACGCCGGACGGTCTTCCCAGTTGAACATCGCGTCAATGTCCTGGTACAGCTTTTCGTACCCGGCGGCATAAAACGGCGGGTACGTGATAACGCCGTGCGATTGGGGCAGCTCCCCTACCCAATCTACCGCGTCCTGCGGGGCGAACGTTTGCACCGATAGGTCATTGGATTCGACCGTACTGAGCGTTTTGGCGAACATCGCGTCCCACTGGTCGCACATGGCACGGTAGATGCGCTGGTGGTATGGCGTGTCGCGCACGCTGCCTTCAGGGGTCAAGACCTCGCCTAATCGGGTGGCGAGCATCATCGTGGCAACTGCCGCAGCAGGGGATTTGAGGTAGGGTTCCAGCCAACCGACAAGCGGCTTGAATAGCGGAGAGATGGTGAGCTTAGTCGGTTCCCCTGCGAAGTAGCAGCCCAGCGTGGATGTATAGATAGAGACATCGCAGCCATGCAGCGCGAATCGCCCATGCGTATGCAGAACGCGCTCAACGGTAAAATTACCAGAGCAACCAATGCCTATATCGCTGCAACGCCAGCCGCTAACGGCTTCGGTGAGTATCTTGCGCGTATCAGGCGGTATCGTGCCTTGAAACATCTCATCCCCTCTCAAATGCAAAAAGCGGGAGGCTGGATTTGAACCAGCGCCTACGGTTTGGATAACCGCCGTGCCACCACAGCACCTCTCCCGCCTGTAGAACAAATATACTTTATTACGAATTGCGTGTAAAGAAAAGTAGAACGGACGTTTTATTTTAACACTTTTTTTATCTAAAACACTTGCATTATGCTATGCTATGTAGTATGATGTATACAAGTTAAACAAACACACATTCACACAAGTACAGGAGCTACAAAAATGAACGAATACATGTACATTTCGGCAACAGAATATGTTGCTATGGTGGAAGAAGGAACACAAATTTTTGGATTGATTTATGTTGACACAGGGATAGAAAAAGGTTTCCGCATCATTATGGATGCGTGGGAGCAAGATGGTGATGTGGTAATTGGGTTTATGCGCGATACCGAGTGTATTGCAATGCCAGTGCCCGGTCACACACCTATCTATCTTTTTTAGTACCTAAATCCCCTTAACCCTCAGCCCGGCTACATGCCGGGTTTTTGGGGGCAACGGTAAATTTGTAATCAGTTTGGAGCAAAGCATGAGTGAAATTACGCAAGTCCCTATCCACAAAGTTGTGCCAGGAATCAATGACCGCGAGGCATTCAAAGAGCGCAAATTGCGCGAGTTGGCGGAGAGCATCGCAGAAAATGGTCTGGCGCAGCCACCTACCCTACGCCCCATCGTCCAGATTGGCGACACGCGCTACGCAGTGGCAGACAAAGCCACGCATGACATCTGGAACCGGCTGGATAGCGGTCGGGCGATCAGTGAGAACCGGACAGTCACATTCACTTTGAATGGTCTGGCGGTAGAAGTAAGCGGCTCAGACCTGCAAAGCGCACAGGCATTTTATGAGATCGTTGCGGGCGAGCGGCGTACCCGCGCCATGCGTGACATCCTGGAATGGACGGAAATCCCTGCGATTGTCCGCGACCTGGACGACATCACCGCCTCAGCGATCATGCTTGCGGAGAACACCAGCCGCGAGGATTTGAATGTCATTGAAGAGGCGCTGGCGTACAAAAAGCGCATGGACGAGTTGGGTTGGGATGCCCGGAAGATTGGCGAGGTAGCCGGGCGTAACCCGGATTTGGTCAAGCGGCGCGTCGAACTGCTATCGTTGGTGGAAGAAGCGCAGCATCTATTGCGGCATAATAACTTCCCTATTGGTCACGCGCAGGCGATGGTAGACCTGGAGCCGAATTTCCAGCGTGTCGCGCTACAGGCATACAAAGATGGGATGAAAAAGACCCAGTTCCAGGGCATTTGTAATGAATTGCTGGAAAAGCAGCGGCAGCAGACAATGTTTGACATGGACGAGCTGGTACTGCAAATGCAGAGCGTGGAGTTCATCGCTGTGCGATCTGGAAAGGAAGCGGTCACATCCGCGCCAATGGACACCGATCTACCGCCAGTGCGCTTTAAGGCGACGGACGGTGCAGGCGACATCTTTGAACGCTACATGTTTGACCTGCAATCACAGGGGCTAGAGCGCGAAGCGGCTGCAATCGGAAATTTGTATCGCACGCTGGTATGCCACAACTGGTCTACCTTACCCGCTGAGCCGTACTTCCCGCCGCAGCCTGGGTGCAAAACATTGCGCGAAGAAGCGCATGAGGAGAAAATTAGCAAGTCTTAGCTAGAATGCAAGAAGCCCCTTTGGAGCAAGGGGCTTCCGCATCGCATGATGTAAATCACACAAGTTTGTAATCAGTTGAAGGCAGTATAGCACGCGCCCTGTATTGCGACAAGTGCCTAACGCGGTTTTAACAAAGTACAATGTGATTGTTGTCAAATTCAAGTTGTCAAATTCAAAGGGAAAACAATGGAACTCTATACCGTCGGATACGGCGCAATCAAACATATCGCCGATCTTGCAACCGTCGTGAAAAGTCGGAACTTGCAACTCATAGACGTGCGCCTTAGCCCGCGCAGCCGGAATCCGGTGTGGGCGGGTAAAAATGTGGCTGAGGTCTTTGGTGACCACTACACGCACATCCAGGATTGGGGCAACCTGAATTATCGCGGCGGTCCGATCAAGATCAAGAATATAGACCAGGGGCATACCGCGCTGCTAAACGCGCTCAAAGGGCGTGACGGCGCAGTGCTGATGTGCATGTGCGCCAGTCATGGGAAATGCCACCGCACAACCGTCAGCGATTGGCTGTGCCGCCAACATGCCGCCTGCCCTACCCACTGGACGGGCAGCGATGTGGAGGCAATCGCCCGGCAGATTCGCGGCGATGCAACGCAAATGACCCTGTGGTAAGCACTTGTAGGGGCTATATATGCCCCTGCTTTTTAACACTTTTTTTATCTAAAATCCTTGCATTATGCTATGCTATGTAGTATGATATATACAAGTTAAACAACATTTACTCAGTCATTTAGGAGCAAGCAGCATGGAACGTAAAACAGCAATTCAGCTAGTGGAGATGTTGGGAGAAAAGGCTTTAGCAGAAAACAGCAGTGTGGACGATGCCCTACAGGATGTCCATGTATGGATTTTCATCCCAGAAGGCGGCAACGAATCAGATGATTACAACGTTGGCTTTCATCTTATTCACAAAATTTGGGTAGACGGTGATATGGTTCAGGTTGGATTTATGCGAGGTAGCGCACCCTGCAACCCAGAACCAATGCCTTACCACACGCCTGTTTTTTTCCTTTAGCACCTAAATTCCCTTAACCCCTAGCCCGGCTATGCCGGGCTTTTGGGGGCAACGGTAAATCTTTGTAATCAGTTACAGTAAGGCGAGCGAGATGGTGATGCAGATGAGTATGATCGAAGCAATCAAACAGAAGCAAACTCTAATGGAAAAAGCGGGCGACCTGTTTGCAAATGTCACTGAAGAATATGGCAATCGGTTTGAAATTGCCAAAGCTGACAAAGTGGTAGCTGCCCAGGGCGACGGCTTCTGGATTATTGTCGGCGATACCTACTGGAAGCGGCAGGTATTAGCCGCTGACAAATTGGACTGGCAGAACCTGTCAAAAGAGTGCAAGTTCTGGTTGTATATCGGCGAAGCACTGCCGATGTCGGCTAAAGAAATTGTGACAGACTACTACAATCCTGCCAAGCCGAAGCAGTTTCAAAAAAGTGTCACGCAGAAAGAGGATACGTCCACTGAAGACCAGACTGGCGAAGAGCTGCGTGAGGATCAGGAAGACGGCGAGCAGGCAGGCGAATCTCAGGAATCCGAGGAAAAGGTAAAGGAAGACCCATTTACCAAAAAGCCGCAGGCAAAGGTCGTACCGAAACTGTTTGAGACGGTCAATGATCTGCCAGAGTGGTTCACCCCGCCGTCCTGGTGGAACGTGGTCAATACCTACATCCAATTTCGCCCCGCTGTGGCGATTGTAGGACCCGCCGGAAACGGCAAAACCACAACATCGGAAATCGCCCTCAACGCGCAGGGCTTTGAATATGTAAGCCTATCTTGCACAGACCGCACAGAGGTTCTTGATCTGGTCGGCGGTCTGATTTTGACCAAAGACGGCGAACAATGGAAAGACGGCGTGGTCACCCAGGCGTTCCGCGAGGGCAAAGCGGTTGTGTTGGACGAGGCGGACGCGCTAGACCCCCGCGTTATGATGTCTCTGCAAAATGCGCTGCAAGATGCGGGTCCAGACGGCAAAGCGCGGTATGTCAACACGCCGGAAGGCAAGGTCTACCCTGCCGGGAAGTGCCCCATTGTCATGTGCATGAATACCACAGGTGACGGCGGCAGCCGCCAGTACAACAGCCGAAATCGTTTGGACGCAGCCAGCCGCGACAGGCTGACAATGATCCAGACGGGGTATGAGAATGAGGTTGAGATTCTGGTGAAGCGCGGCATCAAGAAATTTACTGCCAAGCGCGTACAAGAGTGGGCAACTAAAATGCGCCAGACCATTGAACGCGAAGGGCTGGATGTCATTATCTCGCCGCGCACAATGCTCAACATGGCGCAGGCGTTAGACACCTTCGGATGGAGCTTTGACCAAACTGTGCGCCTGGAATTTTTGGGCAAGGTAGACGCGAAATATCACGAATTTTTGCAGTAGCATTGGGGCGCAAGCCCCTTAACCCCTAGCCCGGCATAGCCGGGCTTTAAGGGGTAAAAGGATTGGAGCAACTATGAACCCCTGGAAAATGAAACCTTATCAACGCTACGGTCAAGAAGTGATGGGCGTGGAAATCAGCGTCAAGGACTTTGCCAAGCACAGCCCTGGCATACGTGAGTTGGACCCGCAAATCCGGCGCGATGCGAACCGCAGTGCCGCACTCCTGGCTGACGTATTCGTAGACCTGGGCGAGCAACTGCGCGTCGAGCGCGATCTGGTCACAGGTCAGCGGCTTGACCCGCGCAAGCGGCGCAAAGTCGGTGTTGCGCTGCGGCAGGGTCACGTAGACCCCTACGAACTGCGTGCGTATCAGTCACGACGCGTGTTGCCAGACATGCCCAAAATTGCGATCATGGCGGCAGCGCAGTGGCGCATGGTACATGGGAACTATGCGTACATCAGCCGCGTGGCGCAGCTTGCGCTTACCCTCACCTGGGCGTGCGAAGCTGCCGGGCTGGATTATTACGCGGGTATGAGCCTGGGGTGGGCTAAGCCCAGTCGCTCAACTCGTGCGCCCTACAAAGACGCGCTGCTGGTCTATCGCCTGGGTGAGATGGGCGAGTTTGTGAACCTCCCTGCGTACAATGTGTTTATGGACAAGTGGGACTTCATTCGCGGTGCGTATGCAAAGGCATACGACGAAACAGGCGCGAAGCCCTTCCGCGACCTGTGCGCCCAGATGCGCGGGCGGTTTAAGGTGACCTATCACACCTCATACCCCTCTGCCAGCGGCGGCTACGCGGTGCATTGGGCGCGGCAGGAAAAAGCGGCGGACATTGTGATTGCAGTGGGTCAACTGGATGATGGCGACAATGCCGACGTCCAATTGGATGCAGGGTTTGATGTGAAAGATGCTGTGCGCGAAGTGGCGCGGCAGGTGCGCTTGCTGGCGCGATAGTCGAAAGTAGGGGGCACTCCCCTACTCTACCCAGGGTGGCAACCTGGGTACTGATGAGACAAGCCACAACATATTTGTAATCGGTTATCTTCATACAAAGGAGCAACGTATGAACCAGAAAGAATTGCACCAAGAGATTATCTATCTAACAAAGCTGGTCATGCAGCAGCATGAATACATCCAACGCTTACACCAGCAGCTTGCAGCGCAGCAGCGTGAGCAGCGTGAGCAGCGCGTCACCGAAGCGATGCTGCGGCGCGAAATTCGTCATCTGAAAGACCGTGAGGCAAAATCATGACTTGTGATATTTGCGGAAAAGAAGCCGACCAGTTCACAGAATACCGTGAGCATCACGTCTGCCAGGACTGCCATATCAGGATTACAGATTACGCAGACCGGCTAGAATCGCGCATTGAGCGCTTGGAAGACCGCGCAGGTAAAGCGCGGCAGTCTGCGGTGGCAGATCAAGAACAGTCACGGAAGATGCTGGATATGGTCCCGTTCGGGCAGCCGATTCTGGTTGGGCACCATAGCGAGGCGGGAGACCGCCGTCACAGGGAGCGTGCCCATACCCTATGGCAACGCGGGTTTGATAAGCTGCAACGGGCAGCGCACATGGAATCGCGTGCCGCCTCAGCCCGTAAAAACCGCGCTGTCAGCAGCGACGACCCGGCAGCGGTCATTAAGCTGCGCGAAAAGCTGGCAGACCGCGAAAAGCTCCAGGAGGAGTTCAGGCGGTACAACAAAGCGATTCGCAAGGTGATGAAGAAGCACCCGGATGATAAAGCCGCACAGGTAGCGATGCTGGTCGCAGAATTGGGCTGCAAGGAATCGACAGCTCAGAATTTGCTAGAGCCGGATTTTGGTGGGCGGTATGGTATCCCCGCCTATCGCCTGCGGAATAACAACAGCGAAATAAGACGCTTGAAAAAGCGGATCGAAGAACTGACATCACGCAACCAGCGGCTTGCTGAGGAACCGCCGCAGAATCAGGAGATTATCAAGGGCGTGACCATTGAGCGCGACCTGGAAGACAATCGCCTGCGACTGTATTTCTCAGCCAAGCCAGAACCGGATGTTATCAAGGCACTGAAGGCGCGTGGGTTCCGGTGGGCGAAAAGCCGCAAAGCGTGGCAGCGGCAGCTAAACAACGGTGCAGAGTATGCCATGCAGCAAATCTTAGACATGCTTCCGCCTATACCGGATGGCGCGGTATGGGAAACCGAGAAACGCCTTGACGAGAAAAAGGTAAAGGTATTGCGGAGCCAGGCGCAAACGCTCATGGAGGCGGCACAGCAAGCGCGGCGGCGTGCGCTGGCACGCAAAACCAACACACGACGGCAGTTTGACCACTATACCGCTGCGCTAAAGCGTGCCCGGAATGATATGTACCTCGCCTCAGTTGCACTTGGGTTCTGTGACGCTGCGGATGCGAATACCCTGCCTAACGAATTGGCAGGGATCACAGAAAAGACGCAAATCGAAACCATTGTCGGGTTGCGTGAGTTCCCGGACGATGGTGCTGCGCGGCGGCGGCTAGAGCGTACCGGAATCAGGTGGAAGCAGTATGCCCAGGTGCGTGAGCAGCTTCTGAGCCTGGGCGATGCGGCACTCAAAGAACCCGACGACCAGGAGCGGCGCGATACCGCGCTGCGGAATATCATGCTGCATGGAATCAAGGATTTTTACCCCACGCCGGAGGGGATCATCAACGCCATGATGCACCGCGTTAATATCCGCGCCGGGATGCGCGTGCTAGAACCTTCAGCGGGAGCCGGGCATATCGCAGACATTATCCGGCAGCGTTACCCGGAGGCTGAACTGGACATCGTGGAATACGCCAATGACCTGATCGGGCTGCTGCAAGACAAAGGCTACAGCGTCAAAACCGATGACATCATGGATTCGTGTATGGATGATAAGCGGTACGATGTGATTATCATGAACCCGCCGTTTAGCAACAACCAGGACGCGAAGCACGTTTTGCGCTGTTGGGATTTACTTGCTCCGGGTGGGCGGCTGGTCAGCGTCATGGCAGATCGCGGTAACGTCACCAACAAATACCTTAGCCAGTTAGAGGGTATTGTAGACGCGCATGGCTTTACCGAAGCGTTTCCCGAAGGTGCGTTCAACAGCGTTGGGACAAATGTCCGCACCAAGATGGTTGTGCTAAATAAGCCGGACTTACCACGCTGGAAGCGGCAGATCGTGGCGTTGCTAGGCGACCATGACGAGCCGGACGGCACGGATAATCGGCGCACGGTAGAGAATCGCTATGGTGTGCGTCAGGGCGATGACTGGTTAACGAAGCACCTGCGCCAGCGCAAAGCCGATAAAAAGGTCAAGATGGCACCGGATACGGCTGGCACGCTGCGCGACTTGCTCCAGAAGCGGTATAAAGACGCGCATGTGACCGTTCGTGCGGGTAAGGACGTTGGGCTTTATCATATTAAGTGGCACGGCAGCACGCCGTCCCCTGCGGATGTAATTGAGATCGTGCGCCCCTATTCGTGGATGCACGATGATGGTACACGATCAGGCAACTGCGGCAATAACTACATCGATGGGCTATGGTACGACCTGGAATCGGTGCATCTGGTGCAGCGGCACGAAAGCGGCACAGTAACCGAGATGACCGTTGAGGTATTTGCCGACCCGCCGCCGAAAACCTATGTGCAAAAGTCCCTGTTTGGCGATATGGATAAAGAAGTCCAAAGCAAGCAGGTCACGTTGCAAGCACAGCAAATGCGCTTGCTGTAGCACGATGGAATTGTTTGTGATACGCTATACTAAGCAGTATACAATAGCATTGGAGGTATCATGACTAACATGTATTCGCTCAAAGATGCGGCGGAACAGCTTGGTGTCAGCGTACCAGGGATTAAGCACCATCTATACAAAAGTGGGCGGTTGGAAGGGGTCGGCACCGTCATCGGTAAGTCGCTGGTATTTACCGATGACGACATCGAAGCCATGCGACAGGTGTTTGAATCAACAGTCCCAGGGAAGCCGCCGCAACATGCGATTGATCCGGCTCAGTTTGTAGCTGAGCACGAGCAGCTAGAGCGGCTGGCACGCAGCCAGGGCGACACAGCAGGCGCAGTACGCGCACGGGCGGTGCTGCTGATGGCTGCTGATGGTGCGGTGCAAAAAGATGTCGCGGCACAGTTAGGGATTGCTCAAAATTCGGTCAAGCACTATCTGCGGCGATTTGCAAAAGGCGGCGCAAATGCACTCCGCAGCAAAAAGCGAGGGCGGAAAAAAAGCGAGTAGGGGTAAACCCCACTCGCCTACCTAGAACAACTAATCAAGCATATCCTGCAAAATAGATTACGCGACTTGTCGCGCCTTTGCAACATGCGCCCCTTTGAAAGCGATTTGCGTCATAGTAGATGCAGATCGCTTTTACATTGAAAACAAAGGGGCACAAAATGAAACAGGTATTTATCCACGCACCACGCCAACTCGGTCATTATGCGCGGCAAGTCGCTCGGGTGCAGGTTATGCGAGCATGGTTTTACGGTTACACGGTAGCAACGGATTCGTCGATTATCCGGGATATGTGCAACGCTGAGGGCGTGCCTGTCGTGCTGGTGCAGAAACGCATCTACGGACGATCTACAAGGGCGCTCTACGACTCCCAGTTGGTTGTGGATATCCGACATGCAACGGACATGAGTTCGCCAGCGGCACGCCTGGGCAAGCGGTTGGGCATACGTGTTGTGACAAAAGATGCGGGGGTGCAGCGGCACTCATAAGCGGTGCCACTGCGAGGGGGGAGAGCTTAATCCAGGGTGCGGCGCACATCGTCGAGCCACTGCTGTATCGCGTCCAGCCCGGTTAGCAGCTCTGCGCGTGCTTGATCGTCGCCCTTCTGAGCGCGTTCCCAGGCGCGTTTGAGCGTGTTGCTAATCTTGGGGCGCAGCGACGGCGAAAACAAATTCTCACCGCGCGGTGAGAATTGCGCTTTCATCTCGCGCTTGATCTGGGCGATATGCTGTTCGAACTGGCGCGACGAGAGCTGGTGCTTCTCTGCAAACGCCAGCAACTCAGACTCCATGCCTTGCATTGATGGATGCAGCCCCGCGACAAGGCGATGGTGCGTGAAGCCCAGCGATTCGCGCCGCATCGCTTGCGGCACCTTACGTGCAACCCAGGCGTAATTCTCTAGCGTGCGCTGCTCGGTGCCCATCGCCTCTGCCAGCTTATCGTACATGTGCCCCCAGGCATCGCGGTATAAGTTCGCCCAATCGCCGAGCCACCATTGCACCGCGTCTTGCATCCCAATCAAAATGCTGCCAAAGTGATACATCTCGTCTTCGGTCACATCGTCGGGCGGAATCAACGCCGTCGGGGTCATTTGCCAGCCGCGATACATCAGCCCCTTTTCGCGCAGCACAATCGCATTTTGCTGTAACTGCGCTTGCAGGTCATTGATTTCAGTTCGCAACTGCTCTACCAGTGCGCCGTCTGCTGCACTGCCTGCTTCGGCAATCTGCCGGGACATGCCGAGCATAGAGCCGTTTCTCATATTGAGCTTTTTAGCCATTGCCCCAACCCTTCCAGCACCAGGTTAACAACCCGCTCTGCGTGCAGGTGCGCGGCAGACCCTTGCGCGTAGTTATAGACCAGTTGCCCCATGATGTTGGCTTCCGCCCAGACCACCGCCAGGGGCACAGGGTCCCACACCTTACCCGGATAGCGATCTGCAAGTTCGTCCAGTACCAATTGGTGTGCAGCGGTACGCTGGCGCACCTTGTTGGGCAGGATGCCAAGCAACTGGGTGTCGCGCTGCAAGTGCCGCTGGCGGTTGCTTGCAATGACGAGCATTTGCTCAATGCTATTGACCACGCCTTCGAGAGACATGCGCTCCGCTTCGGTTACATAGATATAGCTATCACTCGCCATACCGATTGCCGAGTCAAACCCAGTCAGTGTGGGGTTTGTGTCAATCACGATGTAGTCCAAACCGAAAATGTGCGTCATGTCCGACACGACATTGAGCAAAACAAATGGGTCATTGGAGTGAAATGGAATCTCAAAGGTGCGTGCGCTGGCAGGCAGCAGGTACAGATCGCCTACAGACTGCGGTGCATCGCCTGCATACGTGCCCGGCGGCACCTGCTGAATCACATCCTGTACCGCTTTGCCGTCCACGATGACCTGATACAGCCCATTCGCGGCGGGTAAATTGAACGTGGTGCCGCAATTACCCTGAGAGTCTGCGTCGATCAACCCGACGCGATGACCCCGAAGCGCGAGACCGGCGGCGAGGTGCGTTGCGTGTGTGGTTTTGCCTGTGCCACCTTTGCGGTTGGTGACTGTGATTGTTGTTGCCATAACTGATTCCCTTGTGTGTATATGTAATTTGCGAGTTGGCTAAGTTGCTCCGCACTTAGCACCGCGCTAAGTGCCCGGTAGGTGGCGGCGGTGTCCGCCGGATATACGATGAGTGATTGGGGTGCCGCGTGCGATAGCGCACCCTGGCGATAAATCGCGCTGCGGCGGCGCAATTCCTGGCGCAAGTCCTGCGTGGTTAAATCCTGCAACTTCACGGGGGTTTGATCGTCTCCGACATATAGCACGCCGCTGGCTTTAATCTCAGCGTATGTCTGCGATGTGCGAATGCGATCTAACTCGTTGACGAGCGCAGTATCGGTAATCTGCCAACGCTCAATATCTGCCCGCGTTGTGGCATGGCAGCCTTCCAGCACCTTCAGCAGCTTAATCGCCTGCCTGGGTGTCATGCGCTTGTCGTCCATCCAGGTTGCGACCCACTGTATCTCATGCTCACGCACTAGCCAGCGATCCCGCGCCGCTTCGGTCTGCTTGCCTGTCGGGTTCTGCCCACCGGCGGCTGCTGTCGCGTCCTGCCAGATTTGCCTTTTTGCCTCTGGCGACTTGACGGCAGACAGTGGGCGCACGCTGCGTTCGCTCGGTGGGGGAGTCGGTGTATCATTTTCCCCCACGGGGGAATCGCTGTGTTCTGCGATCAAATCCACCGTTTCGATGTAGTGGCGAATCCGCGATAGGTGCGATGTGCTGACATTCACCGCGTCCTGAAATTCCTCTTTGAACAGCGCATCAAAGCCATCGTAGCCCAGCACTTCAGCCGCGTTTTCCGCTTTTAGCTTCTGCCAGATTACATATACCTTATTCAGCGCCGTATTCGCCGTATTGAGCAAATCCAGGGCATCTTTGATGAGGTCACGCGCTTGCTGTGTGGTCATGGGCGAGCAGCATTCGTTGCGGCAGCATCCTGGACAGCACCTTGCCCACCCTGGACAATATCAAAATAGCCAGGTAGGAGCAGCGCACCCAGAACCAGCGCGATCACCAGGATAACGATCAGGACATACACCTTGTACTTGCGCCATACGTTTGACATGCGTCATACCTTTCGATTGGTGTACCGTTGCCGATTATTGTATCTCATTTGACTCGGACATATACAGCAATTCGCCAATTTCGCAGCTGAGAAATTCCGCAAATTTACGGATGTGCTTTAGCGTGATAGACTCAATGTTGTGGCTTCTTTTCATCCGAGATACCATAGATTGAGAAACGCCGCAAGCATCGGCTATCTCATGTTGAGTGTACCGCCGCCTGTCGCGCACTTCCTTCTGCGCTAGCAGCATATCAAAATTGCTCCTCACGGGTGGCATTCTCCCTGCTACCTTTCGTTCCCATAAATATACATCACCTTAACCACAATGGGAATGTTTTATTTACCACTTGATTAATTGATGTTTTGGGTGTAAGATTTATGTAAGTGATAAGCACATCATATCACATAAAGGTGCGTCCGCACCGCCGTCCACCAAGACAAATGCGGTGCGGATGCCACCTACCGAGGTAGGGTGAATCTGCAATAAATCCTACCTAGAATCTAAGCAAGATGCAAAAGTTAACGAAATTCAAACACTTGAATATAACCGTTAATATTGCTAGAGTAGGAACCGTAATGGGGTTGTATAATGATATATAACCGAAGAGTCAATAAATGGGCGCACATGGGTTGTACGCCCGGACGACTGGTTTCTGTCAGACTTGGAGTTTGCAGCCATACCCTGACAGCTACCTATAGATCAGGATATGCAGTTTTTGTGCATATCGCCGATTTCAGTATATCAAAAACGCCACATTTTAACAGTGTGATGTAATTTATCTTAATTTGTAATCAGTGAGGAGGAGCAATGCCTTATCATCAAATCGGCGGAGGTTTGGCACCCCGCAACCGAAAGTTCAAGGTGATGGGTACGCCGAGCGTATCCTACCTGCTGGCGGTAGAGCAAGCCGCCACGCGCAAAAAGCGTGCGTTCCAGGATGGCGAACAGGTGCTTACGCCGTATGGCTGGATGTACATCCAGCGTGCGTATTGTGAGCATGGTGAGTGGGTATACGTGCTGAATGACAATCACCCTAACAAGCCCCAGGTGATACACGGGCTAGTCAGCCCTTACGCCAGCAAACGTGCAACAATGAAAGAAGAGACGCTGGTGGCGTGGAATCCGGTCATCACCGTGATTCCGAAGGCGTTACCGGAGGCGAAGCCAGCCCCATGCCGCGCTATTGTACCAGCCCCATGCCGCGCTATTGTAGTTTATCAGGGAGCATCCTCATGGTAGCAAACCCGTTTACCAAAGCGACGAAGAAACAAGCGAAGGTCAAGATGGCGATATCGGGTCCGTCTGGATCAGGCAAAACCTGGACATCGCTGGAAATCGCCAGTGTCATTGCCAAGCAGGAAGGTGGGCGCGTGGCGTTCCTCGATACGGAGGGCGGGTCTGCCAGCAAGTACGCAGACCATTTTGATTTTGATGTGCTGGAATTGCATGGCGACTACAACCCGGAGTTGTACGTCAAGGCGATTCAATCCGCTGTGGATCACGGTTACAGCGTCCTGGTTGTGGACAGCTTCTCGCACGCCTGGAACGGGCAAGGCGGGGTGCTAGAGATCGTAGACCAGACCGCCAAGAAAATGAAAGATAACTCCTGGGGTGCGTGGGCAGAAGGTCGCCCCGCGCAGAATCGCATGGTGAGCGCATTAATCAATGCGCGGATTCACATAATCGGCACGATGCGCTCCAAGGTCGATTGGGTGCTGGAAATCGGTGCCAACGGCAAGACCAAGCCAGTCAAGCACGGGCTGGCATCCGTGCAAGACTCTAGTTTTGAGTACGAATTTGACATAACAGCGCAGATGGACATGACGCACGCGATGAAGATTGACAAAACGCGCTGCGCCGATCTGGATTCCAGGACTTTTGAGCCGGGTGAGTATGCCCACGTTGGCGAAACGATCCACTCATGGGTGACTGGCGGTGAGCCGCCGCAGGCGAAGCGCATCACAGATTACTTTGTGACAACGAAGGACTACCAGGGCTGGCTTACAGGTGTATTGACGCGCCTCGGTTTGCGTAATGGCAAGGTAGCGCAGGCGACAGCCGCACTTGAACTTGAGTCGTTTGGGGACTACGTTGGCACAAAGGCGGACTTGGAGCGCGATCTAACGCGCATCGCTGGCGAATTGAACAGCAGTGAGTCAAAGCCCGAAGCGAAACCCAAAACGGCACTCGGCAAAGCGCAGCAAAAGGCGCAGAGTCAGGCGCAGGCGCAGCCGGAGCCGGAAGAATCCTTAGACCCGGATACTGCTGACGTGATCGTAGAGCAGGTTTGCACGACGCTGTTTATGACCCGTGACGAATTTCCGATCTGGTTCCCCACGCCCACGTCGAAATTTACCTCACCAGAGGCGTTGCGGAAGGCCCTGTACGACACCCTGAAGAACAGCCCGCGACCACTGATTGCCAGCATGATCCAATTTACCAAGACTGGCGACCTGGAGTTCGGTCACTTTTTGACCGACATGGGCGTGAAGGTGCGCGTAGTCTCGCCGCGTGGGGTGCTGGCTGCGGCAGGCATACCAGATGAGGGGAAGTGGGTGCTTGAAAATGGCGTGTATCAAATCCCGCCAGTGAAAATTGACGAGTGGGTCATCCATAAAAACGGGCTGCCGGAGGCAGAAGCGTTGGAAGTTAAAAAATTGGAAGGTGAAAAAGTATGACAGATGCACAGAGCATTATCAACGAACTAAACGCGCTTGCGCCCCGTTTAGGGGCGTTGAAAGCGCAAGAAAAGGCGATTGCAGACGAGCGCAAGGCGGTTGAAGCGCAGGTGCGTGAGAAGCTGGATAAGCTGCAAGGCTTCGCGCCGGACACCTCTACTGAGGATATGCGTGGCATGTATTCGCTGGTGACGCGCAAGGATCTGGATGTGGACAGCGGTACGGATGACCTCAACGTGATTGCCCTGGTTGAGTGGGCAATCAAGAATGTGCGAATGGATATCCCTAGCCTGTTTGCTGTGAAAAAGCCTGGATGGAAGAAGCTTATCGAAAGCTACGGTCAAAATGGGTCGAGCAAGTGCTACCCGCGCAATACGCATTATCCAGAGCCAATGGCGCAGTTAGATCAGATACACCGCTTTGAAATCGTGGAAAAGCCCGCCGTCACAATCCACTGGTCAAAGCTGCCGACAGAGCCGCAGCCAGAACCGCCGAAGTTCAAGGCGGCACCCAAAATTGAATCTGACCCGAAGACAGAAAGCACCGCGACTGCCGATCTGCTATCAGATGATGACGATGGTGAAACCCCGAGCGCGGGGGGTGACTACATCATCGTTAAATACGCGATGGGTGAGATCATCACACATGGCAACAAGCGGCTGCTGGTGAAGTCGTACAGCTTGGCGCAAAAAGAGTACACCGTCGAAATTACCGAAGAAGGGAAGGAGATGAAGGTCTACCAGATGTCAGATATTGACATCGACAACTTCAAGGCGCATGGCAGCATCTCTTTCCAAGCAACCTTACCGTTCTGAGGTGTCGCATGATTAGACCCCCACTTTTTTATCTGAAGCGCATGGTGGTTGGGGATGTGCGTTACATCCCTGGCTACCGCGATCTGCGCGTATCACGGACGGGCAACGGTAAGTTTGTAGTCTGTCGCGGTGATAAAAAGAAGGTATTTAGCGGCATCGTGCGAGCGCAATCATCATACATGAGCCTGCTACAGCGCATGGTGCAGCATGAGCTATTTGACCCTGCGTGGCAGCCGCCACGCAAGCCAGGAGTGCCTTGCCAATTGGCGTTGCCGCTGGTTTTTGCAGAAGCGGGTTAGCGTGGTTATAATGGGCGACAAGTCAGATATAAGCAGAAAAACCGCTGTGGCGGCGGTTATCTGGCAGCTTTATGCAAATTTAGCTGTGCCCCCTGTGAGGGGCATAAGTCTGTTTGTCGTTCGTTATTGTATCGTGCTTGTGGGCAATCTGCAAGCCAATCGGAAAAGATGGAGAGCATTTATGTTTCGTGATAGCGTGATTTTTACATATTACAGGGGGAAACAATGACCATCATACCACACAGCAATTACACAATGGTCCCGAATGTCATTTTGGATGTCATCATGCAAGACCTGAATTTGAGCGAATTGAAGGTGCTGCTGGCAGTCGTTCGCAAAACCATCGGATATCACATGGAAACGAAGGCGTTGAGCAACAAAGACCTACAGAATCTAACAGGCATATCGCGGAATGCAGTGCGTAGTGCAGTCGCATCATTGATCGAGAATAATCTCATTAAGACCATCGGGAAGGGTGCGCGAGGCGCGACGAAATACACGTTGAACCTTACCGATCAAGAGGGGGCAGAATTTGACCCCCTTGAGTCCGAGGGGTCAGAGATTGACCCGCCAAAAGGGTCAGAAAGTGACCCCCTTTGCGATGAAAAAGGGTCAGAAAGTGACCCCCATATAAATAAAGATATCAAAGATAAAGATAAAGAAACTCTCTCTCCTGACGGAGAGGGCAGTAAAAAACCAGACAGCCACCAGGACATTTGCAAGATCATCGCCCTGAAAAGCTGGGGTGTAGATTGGGACTCAAAAGACCTGACAAAAAATCTGCGAGGGCAGATCACAAAAGCAGCGAAGAAGCTGCGCGAGATGAACGCCACCGTCTCGGAAATCGAAGCGTTTTACCAGTGGTACGCGACTGAGACGCAAGGGATACACGCGCCAAAATCAGGAGAAAAGCTAACCGAGTGGCTTTTGAAGTACCGCAATCGTGACAATCTGCCAAATCGCGTTGAAGGCACGGTTCGCGCACGTCGCCGGATTCGGTCCACCGATCCAGAGTACGCGCCTGTAAAGCCTAAAATCTCGCACGCGAAGCTGCGGCAGATGATTGGGGCACCGCCGCGATGAAAAGCCCAAAAGAGATGTACGAGGAGCTATTGCAAAATATCACGATTGTCGATGACGACACGCCAGAGCCGGAGCCGTGCCAAACCTGTAACAGCCTGGGATTTGTGCAGGCAGATGTCCCATTCGGGCATCCTGCATTTGGTAAGCGGTTTTTATGTCCCGTGAAGTGCGCCTATTCAGCACGATATGAGCAGCAGGTGATTTCTGCGCGGTTGACGCAATCGGGATTGCCGGAGCCTCAGCAGCGTCAGACATTTGGCAGTTGGTTAGATTTACCCGAATCTATCCAGGCAGGCAAAGAGGATGTATTTACGATCCTCTACGTCTGGTCGCAGTCCCGGCAGGTATCCCAGGACATGCTCAATGGTCACGCCGGGGACGATGCGCCAGCCATCCCGGATGGCGTTTGGCGTGGGATATGGCTAACTGGCTGGTACGGCACAGGGAAAACAGGTCTGTGCAGCGCGGCATTTGTTGCCGCAATCCGTCGCACACGCGGCTACTACGTTCGCGTGCAAGACCTGATTGGCGAACTGAAAGAGACCTGGGGGCAGGGCGGTGAGCAGGATATCATGCAGCGATATATGACCACGCCGCTGCTATTTTTGGACGACATGAACCTGCAAACAGGTCGCACCGGTGGGCTGCAATGGTGGCAGCTAGATTATCTCGAACGCATCATGCGCCACCGGAACGCAGCGCAGCTACCAACCCTGATTACCACGAACCTGAGCGAAGACGAGTTTGCTGCTGTATGGGGCGAGCGCACCAGCGAAGCAACGTTTGAGCTATGTCTGATGCTGGAATTGGAAGGGGCGCGTGTGCGCCGGGGCGGTGAATCATGACAGACCACGTAGTTGCGCCGTATTCGGAGCAGGCGGAGCAGGCGGTTTTAGGCGGTATCCTGGTTGACCCTGAGCAATATGCGAACGTTGCAGGCTTTTTGACGGCGAAGGACTTCTACTTGCTGCGGCACTCGCACATCTGGGCGGCATTGAGCAGGCTAGCGGATCGCCGTGACCCAATCGACATCCTGACAGTGGCAGCGGAGCTAGATGCGATGAAGCTGCTGGAAGATGTTGGCGATAGACCGTACCTCACAGAGTTAATCAACAGCGTGCCGACGGCGATGTACACGGAGGTCTATGCACGGCTGGTGCAGCGTGCGGCGGTGCGGCGGAAGCTGCTACAGGCATCGGATCGGATCAAGGCACTGGCGTTTGATGAAGAAACGCCCGTTGAGGAGATCATCAGCGAGAGTGAAGCCACGATCATGCGTGCATCGGAGTCAATGAGCATCGGTCAGGACTACACGCCGATCTTCGACGGTATGAGCCGCTTTTACGATGGTCTATCCGCTGCGATGGTTGGGAAAAAGGGCGTTGGTGTCCCGACAGGGCTGCGCGATCTGGATCACCTACTGGGTGGCTTGCATCCGAGCGATTTGCACATTTTGGCAGGTCGCCCAGGCATGGGTAAGACCAGTGTGCTGCTGAATATGGCGTTGAACGTCGCAAAGGCAGGGTATCCCGTCGCGCTGCATACAATGGAGATGGGCGTAGAGCAGATGTGTATGCGCTGGGTGGCGATGGAAAGTGGCGTCCATTCGATCAAGCTGCGCGAAGGCAGCCTGACACCGTTGGAAGCTGCCAGGGTGACGACTGCTATTGGGGAGTTATCCAGCTTACCGATTTTTATTGACGACACCAGCCAGCCTACGCCGATTGATGTGCGTACCAAAGCGATGCGCTTGCAGCATCAGCACGGCTTATTCCTGCTGATGATCGACTATTTGCAGTTGATGGGTGTGCCCAAGCAATATCGGGGCAATCGCGTGACAGAGGTGAGTTATATTAGCCGCCACCTGAAAGAGATGGCGCGTGATTTGAACGTGGTAGTGCTGGCAGCCAGCCAATTGAGCCGTGCCGTCGAGCAGCGGCAGAACAAGCGACCCCTGATGTCCGACCTCAGAGAGTCCGGCACCCTGGAGCAGGACGCAGATGTAGTGACGATGCTATATCGTGATGCGTACTACAACGAAAACTCTGAATATCCAAACTCGTTGGATATTAATGTCGTTAAGCACCGCAATGGACCCACCGGAACCGTATCGGTTTACTATGAAGCTAGTTGCATGAAGGTCTTAAACAACACTACAAACGTAGTCGATTTGTCCGATTTGGACAGCTTGGGCGAGATACATTTGGAGGATGTATGAGCATTAAACCGATTGTTGCATCTGTCTGGCAGATGATCGAACCGCACGCCGAGAAGATCAGCATCGCCGGAAGCCTCCGGCGGGGCAAGCAGAAAGTGAAAGATGTGGAGCTGGTCGTTATCCCGGATGACAACTTGCTACACATGATGAATATTTGGGCTAAAAAAGGCACGATCCAGAAAGCACCCTATGGTAAAAATGGCACGCACCGATGGGGCAGCAAGTATCGCGGCTTCATCCACCAGGGCGTGCGCTTTGAGATGTTCACCGCGACACCGGATACCTGGGGCTATATCCTCTGGCTGCGTACCGGACCCGCCGACGCAGGGCATTATGTGATGGGGCACATGAAGAGGTACAACGCCCCCTATCGGTTTGACAACGGCGCGTGCTGGCTGAGCGAAAAGGCGACACAGCAGGTGAGCGTGCCAGAGGAAGCCACGCTGTTTGAACTGCTAGGGATCAACGAGTGGGTAAGTCCGCAGAATCGCACCGTGCAGCTCTACAAGGACAAAATGTACCGTCGCGGTTGGGTGGCAAAAGAGGCGTTAACGCTTGTTCCAGACCCCCAATTACGGCTATTTTAATACTTGCTATTTACCATACTACATAGTATAATGATTGCATGGTCAAATAGACCACGATGTAATCAGTTAACAGGAGATCAAATGAAAAAGATCATTGTCACATTTGACGAAGACGAGCGGGGTCCCGGAACCCTGTTTGTCGAAGAGAACGGGTTAGGGCGCGTCGAGCGATTTACCTACCTAGAAATGGGGAAGATACTGCTGGCGTTAGGGCGCGTGCCGGGCAGCCTGCCTAACTTCTCCACAACCGATGGCGTGACTGTCGGTGAGGAAAAGGCGGCGGAGAAAGCACCGCGCCCGCGTGTCCGTGCAGCGGCGAAAGAGAAGAAGCCCGCCAGGGTGAAGTCTGCGCCGACGCCTG